GCGTCAATTTGTTCGGGGGTAAGACGCTCAAAGAGTGAATCAATATCGGGGATGCCGTCTAGGAGGGCGGGGATGGCCTCGGTGTCCTCCAGTAGAGCAGATGTGTTTCGACGCATCTTTAGGCTTGTTTGTGGGTAAGCACCCGGGGTTGTTGGTTTGGTATAAACCAACGAAATGTCAGTTCCTTCAAGGGTATCTGTGATATCTCCATACTCTGGATCCAAGATGTATCCGAGAAGCAACTCGTACGCTCTCTTTCCGTAACCATATACCTTCACACCTTCATCTTCTCGGCCGCGGACGACCACTGGTGAAAAGTAACGTGCTCGCACAAAGAGAGACTTTGCAAGCTTTTTGGATTCTTCGTCATTTTGGTCGCTTCCTTCTCGCCAAAGCTGAGAAGCAAAGTCACAAATTGGACAGCGCTCACCATAATTGCGCTTGGGGCACGGAATGCCTCCTTTATGATCTCCAACGTTATAGTGGAAATACATTTCCTTAAGGGGGTCTCCATCGTTGGTCGGCACAATACGAACGACTTGTTCGCCTTCATCTGGCTTAAACCAGACAGAGTTACCATCCCCTTTATCTTCGCCTCTAAGTTGGGCGAGTTTCTTTCTCATTAGTTCCATGTTGATTGACATTAGTTTTTTCTCCTTGTTTTGTTGTTGTAAAGTATACTGTGCGTTCCACAGCATCTAATGTATCACCCTTGTTCTAGCTTGTCAAGGGTTTTTTGTTGTTGTATTGCGTTAGTGTGGGCAACGCAAAACCCAAAGTCTTCATGTGGCGTTTCGAATATTGCATATGAAATCTTTTTAAAAGCATTGGTTGGCTTTTGTTTAAGTTTTTCTACAATTGATCGATGTAGGCCGCCGTCGTTTTCGATCCTGTCTTTATTTATACAAAGATAATAACATACATTCCGGGGCATGTCAAGCTCAAAAAACCATTTTTCTTCAAGATTTTTCATATTGAGTGCTCCGATGCTCCTAATTCGATTTATGTCAAGTGGTTTGGCGATCATGCCGATTTCTGGCTCGTTGTGTTCAAAAAAATTTAAATAGTGTATACACGAAAAAACTGTCTTATTTATACTATCATAGTATTTTTTAATCGATATATCACCCAGGGATTCTTCAATTTTAAGATTAGAAAGCACTGTAAAATTACTCAAAAGTCCCGATCGTGCGTATTCCTGTAAAACGCCGAAAACTACATTGTTAACCATCTTTGGGATTCCTGTTAGCATGTCGGTGTCTGGCATAATATAGAACACTTCTATATCTTTATGTCTGAGTTGTTCTAATATTCCCAATGAATAATTTGAACTACCAGAAGAGCCTACAATTATAAATTGCACTCGCTTTCCTGTGCCTTTTAGAAACTGTTCTAGGTTGGGTATGTTTTCTTCGTATTGTTCGGGCTCCTCATACGAGACTATTTTACGTTTGTATTTCGTGTTTTTTTTAACAGTCGAATTTAAATAATATACGTTATATTGTGGAATATCACCAAAATTATCCGCTATCGATGATGCGGCATTTCCCAGCGCAATAATATCAATCATATATCCATAGCCTCAAGGTCAAAATACGATTTTCCGCCTTTTATATTACTAACATAACCATCTTCAAATACTTCCTTAATATCAGGCATGAGAGATCTGTCGCGATCGTCATAATCTATGATAATTTCGTCATGCACAATATGAGATATGTATGATTTTGTATTTTCGAGCATTTTATCTATTTCAACTGCTTTGCTTAAAACACGATCAGCGGTCGTGCTCTGGATAAGGTAATTAAACGCTTTACGTTCTTCGACTTTAATTTTTCTCATGTAAGGTGTCTTAATATAACCATCTACATACCATTTGTCAAGTAAAGATTTTTTATCATATAACTTAGTTTCAATATCGTTTGACTGCGGATCATATAACCATGCGAAGAATCTGACTTTCGCTTCCTCGCGATCTATCTCTTGTTCAAAAAGATGCCTACTGTTCCATATGTGTATGTCTTCCTGTGGTTGTTCCATGCCTGATAGTTCTAACAATGTTCTAATCTCGGCACCATTATAGTCTAAACTGATGAATAGATCATTGTTTGGTTTCATGAGTTTTCTATATTCCTTTTTCATTGTCAAAATCGGAAAAGACCCGGGATTGGTAGCCAAACGACCCGTAACGGTCCCATACAAATTATAATCAATACGTTTGTTGTTTGAACACAGCTTTTTTGCCATTTCTCTTTGGGAGGTAGCATATAACAGTTCTTTGCATCCTTGCATATTTAAATTTAATGATTGGTGTCTTATCTTGTAAAGCAATTTATCAACAGAAAGCAAATGATCATAGTTTTTGGGCTTTTTGTTGTTTTCAAATATGTGGGCGCAAATTTGATTTTTTACCTCGCAAAATTCCATCAAAAAATCAAGCGGAATCAGATCAAAAATACAATGTTCATTCAAATTAACTTTAGCTATTTGAAAAGATTTTCTATATGCAGTAAATTTTCTTATTACAGCTTTCAAATCATTTTGTAAAAATTCTGGACATGCTTCCTCTAAATTATTTCCTGCTGCATATAGCCATGCATATTCAACATGCTCTAAGTGTGCTGCTGAATACTTCCATGTTTGTGTTAAATTATCTGGAAAATTATCAAACAGCATTTTGCCATCTGTGTAGATCCCAACACATTCTCTTTTGTCGTCAATAGACTGAAATAGCATTTATTTCCCCGCTCTCGAATTCTGCTTTTTCAATTTTCTTCTTCTCTTTAACAATATAATCGAAAGATCCGATTTTGTCAAACTCTTTATTGATTAAAATTTCAAATTTTTCAATTATGCCAATATAGTTGGCATCAGTAAAGCCTAAAACTTCTCTCCTGATTTGATCTTTTTTAGATTGTGAGGCGGTGGGTATTTCTTCTTGTATTCTCAAAGTAACATATAAGTTAGTAAAAAAATGTGAACCATACTCTTCTAATAAACTATAGCGATCATAGCTTTTTGGCTCTTCATAAGCGGCGCGCGTAAAACCATCACTACATGTTTGTGTTTTCAAAATCTTCTTTGTCTTTACGATGTTATACAAATTTAACATGTCTTTAAGAAAGTGTTCGTAGTGCAACTTGTGTGCTGGTGTATATGCTTTTTGTAAAATAGTTGTGACGTTCCCCATTGCATATTGTTTCGAATAGTGCCTCATTATAGAAGAATCTAGATCAGCCACAATTCTCCATGGAATATTCATGTCCACCATAAAACCATAAGTATCGCATGTTTGCACAAAAAACTGCCAATTAGGATCAGTTATAAATTGTTTGATTTTTTCATCATCGTTGCTGTAATCGATTTTCTCGGCGATCTCGATAGCAACTCCAGTTGTTAATATAGAGTTATCAATAGATTTTATAAAGCCCGGTAAAGTAAACCTCACATCCTTGGAGGCGTCCGACAATATGTTTTCCAAGAAAACTACGAATTCACCAAAATCTCTAGGTTCAAACTTGTTTTTCTTGAAAAGGCCCGCTAATCGGTTGTCATACATTTCTCTGTAAGAATTATAGGCGGAAACTGGATTTTGATAGGCTTTATAAGCTTTTAGGTTTGATAGAAAAGGGGAATCAGCACGAATTTGTCCCTTTGCGGCACACTTTTCAAACTGTAGACAAAGCTTGTCGAATATGTCAGTTATAAAGTTTAATGCTTGTAATGGCATTTGTGGGTTTGCTGAGTGTTTTATTGTTTTCAAATTATTGGAGTCAATCATAACCATTGGGACATCGTCCCTGTTGATTCGTCCATATAAGCTCTTTTCTCCAATTGTAAAATCAATAACATTCTTCTTTTGTAATTCAGAAGCTGCCCTTTTATAAAGTATTTTTTTATTAAAAGCCTTTTTTGTGGATTCTGTATTATCTTTAATATAAAATTGTGACATGTTTTCTCCTGTTATTCAGTTGCAGCGCTATTTCGATCTAAATAGTACTTACAACTAGTTGCTCTTCGAGTTTCATTTCCGCCGGCGTCGACGCGCTTTCGACACTCCTCAGCTTCGGCAGCGGCCTCTATCGAATGAACCCATTTGGCTGTAATTTTACTATTCGCATATCCGGATCCAAACTCATGCTCTGAGCGGATGATCATATAATAACCTCCAACACCGAGCCTTGTCAAATCGTGCTTTTTATTTTCGTCATAGGCAATCATGTTTGGTGCGAAACCTCTCGGATCAACATATATGTAGGATCCCGGAAATGCCGAAACGTTCGCATATGAATCAATTTCAACATCATAGACGACCCTTAATTGTTCGAGACCACGATATCCTTCAGACACATAACGGACTTCTGCAAGACCTTTAGTCTCAGTTTTGGTCAGTTTTATGTTTTTTATCAAACCTCTATCTCGCCCTAACAAATAATGAAAAATACCCTGCGCTCTGTCGCCCGGGCGCTGAACATTATCCTCATTGTAGGCGTATTTTTTGCCCCTCATCAGTTCGGTAGGTTGTGTTCTGGCTGCATAGTAAACAAAATAATTATACTCATTAGCTATATCTACTTTCGTTCGAGCACTGCCGGCAGGACCCGAAACATCGAGTATTGGTTGTGATAATTTGGACCGATTAATTCTTCGATTGATCACATGTGCATTATTAACACCATCATAATCGCGCTGGCTTCTATTCATCATTTTTTGAGTGACCGGATCGTAGTTTTGATCGTTACCGTATGCTGTAATAGCTGTCTGGTTGACTCTAGTTTTTTGCTTAATGGAAAACTTAAAACAGTCATCATTATTTAAAAACTCGCGAACGAGATTGTTTAAGATGTCATTTAAAAAGGTAGTAAGAGAATAACTACTCTTATTGGATGCTAACATTTTGTCTGTTAAAAACTCCATGAAAAACTTTACAGAGATAGGTAAATCTCCCAAATTTACAAATACACTCAAGCGTTCATCAACGTTTGTTTCTGATCGTTTAGTAAACAACTCAGCAGGCCCAAGCAAAACCCTCATTCTTTCAAAGTTTTTAGCTGTGCGTGTGAATTCGGCTTTTTTTTCTATTATTTGATTTTGTGTGACAAAAAATTTAGAAGTCTCTAATTTTGCACTGGGGCCGATAAAAAGTTCATTAAGTTCTTTAGGCAACTCCAACAGTTCTTCATCGATATTTTCCATTATAATATCAATCAGGTCGCTTAAATAGAAAAAAGACAAAACATTTATATTGGGGTCAGAGCCCACCAAAGAAGAGGTTATGTTTTTCTTATATGCCGCTCGTTTATCCGCATCTGTTTCTGAATAAGCTTTCATGTATTGTTCGAGAGCGGCCGTGATTCTTTTACCTGTTGCTTCTTTTTGTCCTTTACTACTCAACAACACAGTGTCAGATCCGGCGCCCGGGTTGAAAATCGAAGTAGCTACCGATTCATAGTCTTTAAATGGCCCAAACATGTTAAATGTTCTTATTTGTGTGAACGGCAAATTAACATAGTAAACTTTATCCCTTATCAGCAACGTGGTTAGCAAAAATGACAAACTTTGCGACGTTTCTATTTTCAAAAGTTCCAAATCTTTTTCGATCCTATCTGCTCTTT